TTGGTGGTCATGAACGGCACAACGCCGGTCAACATGATCGCCACCGATGTGCGTTGGGTTTACGCTGTTCACATGGCCACAGCAGGCAACGGTGGCGTGGCAGCTGGCAACATCACGGTCACCAACGGTGGCAACACCTACGCTCAAATGGGTACAGGTCAACGCTGTAGCCACTCGTCGTTCTACCGCGTGCCGCGCAACAAAACACTTTACATAAGCTCGATGTATGGTGGCTCAAGCAGCGGTAGTGCTGCGACATCCACACTACTCGAGTTTTGCTCAACTCAAATCGATGGTTTGAACCAACAAGAAACGGGTTTGGTCTACACACAGGCTGGTTTGTCACTGCAAGACAACTCGAGCACGTTGTCGCTGAACGTCCCGCTGCCAGTAATGGCTGGTCACATTGCTGGCTTCATTGCAACCTGCGACAAAGGTGCGACAATCACGGCTGGCTTCATAGGATGGGTTGAATAATGCCTGCAAAAAGTCAAAATCAACAGCAATTTATGGCAATGTGCCTGCACTCTCCCGGAAAAGTCAAGGGTGACTGCCCACCTCAAAAAGTGGCCAAGGAATATGCTCAAAAGCCCAAGGGCGGCTACGACAAAAAGGGGAAGAAATAATGGCAGATGTAGAACAGATTCTTCAGCGATACCAATCAATCAAGGGCAGCCGCGCCAATTGGGAAACGCACTGGGAAGAAATCGCGGAGCGTGTGCTACCGCGTCAAATGGGTTTCTTGGGCGCACGCACTGACGGCGAAAAGAAGACCCAAAAAGTATTTGACTCCAAGCCAATGATTGCGCTTGAGCGCTTTGCTGCGGTGATGGACTCCATGTTGACCCCACGTCAGCAGAAGTGGCATAACCTGCGCACGACTGACGAGAAGTTGAACAGCAATTTTGAAGTGCAAGATTGGTTCTACAAGGTCAACAATATCCTGTACTCGAGCCGCTATTCACCCAAGGCCAACTTCGCTGGTCAAAACAGTGAGCGCTGGACCTCCGTGGGTGCTTTTGGCACTGGCTCGTTGTTCATCGATTTTCAACCGGGTGTAGGTCTGCGCTATCGCTGCGTCAATTTGCGCGATACATACTTCCTTGAAAACCATCAGGGCATGATCGACACGGTTTACCGTGAGTTCAAGTTCACTGCACGCCAAGCTGCACAGCAATGGGGTGAGAAGAACCTGCCCGAGCGCATCATGAAAGCGCTAGAGGACCCGAAGAGTCAAACCCAGACCTTCACGTTCATTCATGTGGTTGCGCCGCGCGTTGATTTTGACCCTACCCGTGCAGACGCACGCGGTAAGCCCTATGCGTCCTACTACATCTCGGTCCAAGACCGCGTGTTGGTGGCCCCAGAGGGTGGTTACACGAGCTTCCCTTACTCCATCAGTCGTTATGTGACTGCACCTGACGAGGTCTATGGTCGTTCGCCAGCGATGTCGGCCCTGCCAGACATCAAGATGCTCAATGAAATGGCCAAGACCGACATTCGTGCGGTCCACAAGCTCATCGATCCCCCGATCTTGCTGCATGATGACGGCATCTTGGGTGGTGGCTCCATGACCGTGAACATGCGTCCCGGTGGTTTGAACGTGGGTGGTGTGAACCGCAATGGTCAGGCCATGATGCAGCCGTTTGGCACTGGTGCTCGTGTTGACATCAACGAGAACAAGATGCAACAGCGCCGCGACAGCATCGATGACGCATTCTTGGTGACCCTGTTCCAAATCTTGGTGGACACACCGCGCATGACCGCGACTGAGGCGTTGATTCGTGCTCAGGAGAAGGGCATGTTGCTGACTCCTACCATGGGCCGCCAGCAATCCGAATCTCTTGGTCCATTGATCGAGCGTGAGCTTGACCTGTTGGCATTCCATGGCAAGTTGCCACCCATGCCACAGATTTTGATCGATGCTGGTGGTGATTACGAGATTACCTACGACTCGCCAATGAGCCGCATGCAGCGTGCTGAAGAACTGGTGGGTGTGCAGCGCACAATGGAGCTGTTGGCCCCGTTTGCTCAGATGGACCCGACTGTGCTAGACGTGTTCGACAAGGATCAACTCGCACGATTGACCGCAGAGGTTTCTGGTGTGCCAACGCCTATCCTGCGCAGCCCAGACGCTGTTGCAGAGATTCGCGCACAGCGTGCGCAGGCCGAAGCCGATGCCGCCATGGTTCAAGCTGCCCAGCCCATTGCTGGCGCTATGAAAGACGCTGCACAAGCCAGCCAGATTCTTCAAGGACAGTAATTGACAATCAACCCAATGACTCTAATTCGACGCCGTGCCTACAAGGCGGCGTTCAACAGTCCAGAAGGCCGCAAAGTCTTGGCCGACCTTCGGAGATTCTGCCGGGCAAACATGCCCACCGCAGACATCAACAATGTCCAAGCAACGTATCTCCTCGAAGGTCGACGCGAGGTGTGGTGCCGCATTCAGGCACACCTTCAACTTACCGAAGAGGATGTTTACACACTGATTGAGGAATATCCAAATGAGTGACCCTACTGCCGCCCAACCGGGCGATAACGGTGGTGCCAATAACGGTGCTGCTGCTGGTGCCGGTAATCCATCCCCATGGAATGCAGGTTTCGACGAAGACACCAATGCCTATGTCAGCAACAAAGGCTGGCAAGGTGTTCCCGATATTTTGAACAGCTATCGCAACTTGGAAAAGTTTGCCGGTGGTAGCAAAAATCTTTTGGAACTGCCCGGTGCTGATGCTGATGCAACAGCGCTTGATGCGTTCTACAACAAGTTGGGCCGCCCAGAGTCGCCCGATAAATACGGTCTCAAAATGCCTGACGGTGGTGATGCTGAACTGTCCGAATGGTTCAAGCAAAATGCCCACAAGACAGGTTTGACCGACAAACAAGCAGCAACGCTGTTTGACGCATGGAACGAAATGACTTCCACGCGCACGCAGGCAATGCAGCAAGAAGCTCAGGCCAGCTCAGAGCGCGAAATCGCAGACTTGCAAAAAGAGTGGGGTCAAGGCTATGAAGCCCAGATCGACTCGGGCAAACGTGCGGTGGCCGCCTTGGGCTATGACGCTGAAAAGCTCAACGCTCTTGAGAGCAAGATGGGCACAGCTGAAATGCTGAAATTGTTCGCAGCTGTTGGTTCCAAAATGGGTGAAGACTCATTTGCTGATGGCAACCGCTCGGGTAACACCACCTTCGGTCTCACACCTGCAGCTGCAAAGCAACAGATCGCTGACTTGAAGATGGACAAGAACTTCATGGGTGAGTATCTGAACGGCAACAAAGATGCTGTCTCCAAGATGCAACGCCTGATGGGATTCGCCCATGGCTGATCTTCACGAAATCCGCTTGCGGATTCTTGAAGCTGTGCTTCCCCAAGCTACCCGCGTGGCGCTTGGGGAACCTGACCACATCGTGACAGTTTGCACACATTTGGAAAAATATGTGCTAGACTCCGCGCAAATCGGTGAGAAGTTATCGGACTCACCAACCAAACGTCCACCGGGTCGGCCCTCTATCAAGGGGACAACCAACCACGAGTCGAATGGCAACCTCGGCCCCGCTACTGGTGGATAAGTCGAATCAACCGCCCGATTTTTGATTCAACTTTTTTGGAGTATTCACCATGAGTGACCAAATTTCTACTGCCTTTGTGCAGCAGTACACCACAAACGTTGGTTTGCTGTTGCAACAACGCGGCTCTAAGCTGCGTGACGCCGTCTCTGTGGGTTCTTACACTGGTAAGGCCGCTAAAGCTGTTGAGCAGATCGGTTCTGTAACCGCTCAAGCTCGTACAAGCCGCCACAGCGACACTCCCCTGATCTCGACTCCTCACGATGCTCGTTGGGTTTTCCCAACTGACTATGAGTGGGCTGACTTGATCGACGACCAAGACAAGTTGCGCATGCTGATCGATCCGACCAGCCCCTACGCAATCAACGGTGCTTACGCCTTGGGTCGCGCAATGGATCAATTGATCGTTGACGCTGCTTTGGGTACAGCCAAGACCGGTGAAAACGGTACAACCAGCACTTCGTTCGCTACAGCCACTCAACAAGTGACTGTCGGTGGTACACCAGTTGGTTTGACTGTTGCCAAGCTCCGCTCTGCCAAGAAAATCTTGTTGTCGAACGAAGTTGACATGGAAATGGACCCTCTGTACATCGCCGTGACTGCCAAGCAGTTGGACGACTTGTTGGGCACCACCGAAGTGACTTCTTCTGACTACAACACCGTGAAAGCATTGGTGCAAGGTCAAGTTGACACATTCATGGGCTTCAAGTTCATCCACACTGAATTGTTGGGTGTGAACGGTTCGAGCCATCGTCGTGTTGTTGCTTGGGCTAAGTCCGGCATTCACCTCGGCATGTGGAACGACATCAATTCCAAGATCGACCAACGCGCTGACAAGTCGTATTCGACTCAGGTGTACGTCAAGGGTACCTTTGGTGCCACACGTACCGAAGAGAAGAAGGTCGTTGAAATCTTGTGCGCTGAGTAATAGGAGAAATAATCATGGCTCAAACTTACGCAACCGAGATTTCCGGTCAATCTGCAACTCCCGTCACCATGGCAAATGGTGGTGTCGTTGGTGGCCGTCTGCGCCGCTTCCGCGCCACTGTGACCTTGGCTTCGCAAGCATCTGGCGACACAATCGTGTTGACCAAAGTGCCTGCTGGCTATGCGTTCGCATACGGTGTGATCAACGCTTCTGCAACCTTGGGTGCTTCTGCAACCTTGGCCATCGGTAACTCTACAACAGCCGGTAAATACCGCGCTGCTGCTGTGTTTACCGCTGCTGCACCAACATTGTTTGGTGACGTTGCTGCACAAGACGATGTTGCTCTCACCGCACAAGAAACAGTCCTCGCTACAGTCGGTGCTGCTGCTCTCCCAAGCAGCGGTACTCTGTGTGTTGACTTGTTCTTCTCGGCTCCCTAATTAGGGAAAACCGGACAAGGGGCTTCGGCCCCTTGTCTCATTTTTTCAGGTGATGCTATGCCCTCAGTCGTTGACATTTGCAATAAATCCCTCGACAAACTGGGACATGGACCGATCACCAGTTTAGAAGACGGAACCAAGGCGGCAAACCTTTGCCTGCGCAATTGGCACATCATTCGTGATCAAGTGCTGCGCGACCACCCTTGGAATTTTGCCGTTAAGCGCTCTGTGTTAGCGCCGAGTAGTGACGCCCCTGCGTGGGGGTTCACGTATAAATTTCCACTCCCTGCTGACAGTCTGCGACTCTTGGAAGTCCGTGATATGTCGACAGCCGAGTACCAAGTCGAATCTGGCCACATCATGGCCAATGATGACGCGCTCTACATTCGCTACACCCGCAAAGTCACCGACCCGAACGAGTTTGATGCTCTGTTTGTCGACACGGTGGCCACGCGCTTGGCGTTTGAAATCTGCGAAGCATTGACTCAAAGCAACTCGAAGAAATCCGAATTGTGGAGCGAATACGATGACAGCATCACTCGTGCCAAACGTGCGGATGGGCAAGAAAACCCACCCGTGATGTTTGAAGAAGACGAGTGGATCAACGTGAGGTATTGAGATGGCTAAAGCCTCACCAATGCAAAACTCATTCAACGCGGGTGAACTGTCACCTCAGTTGAAGGGTCGTGCTGACATCGACAAGTACAAAAACGGTTGTGACACCATGACCAATTTCTTGCCGCAGATTTACGGACCTGCACGCAAGCGCCCGGGCACTCGATTTGTCAACGAGGTCAAGACCTCCAGCAAGTCCACCCGTCTTGTACCCTTTGAATACAGCACTGAGCAAGCCTACGCCATTGAATTTGGCGAATACTACATCCGCTTCCACTCTGAGGGTGGTACGGTTTTAAGTGCTGGTGTGCCATATGAGATCGTATCGCCTTATAGCGAAGCAGATTTAGAAAATCTTGATTTTGCTCAATCGGCTGATGTGATCTACATTTCTCATCCAAACCACGCACCACGCAAACTTGGTCGCTACGGTCCAACCAATTGGACACTCACTGCTGTCACGTTTACATGGCCACCGTTCAACGATGAAAACACCGATGCAACGACCATCACCGCGTCAGCAGTGACAGGGACAGGCATCACATTGACAGCATCTGCCGCATTATTCAGCAGCAGCATGGTGGGCACCTATTTCAAATTTGAAGAGGTCATCGAGTCCAAATACGACATTTGGGAAGCCAACAAGGCTGTGACCTCCGGCGCGTTTCGTCACTACGATGGTCACTTGTACGAAGCGACCTCGAGTGGTACTACCGGCAGCCGCCCACCCATTCATTTCAAAGACAGTGAGAGCGATGGTGTAGTCACTTGGGCTTTCCGTCATGATGGTGCAGGCTATGCGCAGATCACTGCCTACACCAGCACCACTGTGGTCACCGCAACTGTGGTTAAGCGTTTACCTGCATCAGCCACCTCCGGCACAATCAAATGGGCTGAAGGTGCGTGGTCTACAAATCGTGGCTACCCAACATCCGTGACCTTCTATGAAGACCGCTTGTGGTTCGCAGGCTCTGCTGCACGCCCCCAGACAATCTGGGCGTCTGTGACAGGTGACTATGAGAACCACAAATACGGCACAAGCGCTGACGATGGTCTGAACTTCACGATCAACACGCAGGACATGAACACAATCGAGTGGTTGTCGCCGGGCAAGGTGTTGTCGATTGGCACGGCCAATGGTGAGTTCACACTGAGCGCAACCAACCTAAACGATGCTGTCACGCCAACAGACGTGCTGATCAAGCCGCAGACAACCTACGGCAGCAGCGCATTTGTTCGCCCCATCCGCGTGGCTGGTTCGATTTTGTTTGTACAGCGTGCGGGCCGAAAGCTGCGCGAGTACACCTACAACTTTCAGACCGATGCGTACATTGCGTCAAACCTGACTGTGTTGGCCGAGCACATCACCAAGACAGGCATCTTGGACCTTGCCTACCAACAAGAGCCGTACCAAATCGTATGGGCACCTTGCGTCAATGGTGAGTTGATTGGTCTGACCTTTGAGCGTGCTGAAGAGGTCGTGGGCTGGCATCGTCAAGATGTGGGCGGTCTCGTTGAGTCAGTTGTGGCATTGCCGCACTGGGATGGTGACCAAGACGTGCTTTGGATGATCGTCAAGCGCACTATTGACGGCACAACCAAACGCTACATCGAGTACATCGAGAAATATTACTCCGATGAGTATGCATATTTTGTCGACTGCGGTCTCACCTACGATGGTGCGCCAGCCGATGAGATTTCCGGCCTTGATCATCTTGAGGGTGAGGAAGTGGCTGTTCTTGTGGACGGTGCAGTTCACCCGAACGTGACTGTGACAGGCGGTTCAGTGACCCTCCAGTATGAAGGGTCCGTGATTAACATCGGCCTGCCTTACACAGCCACCATCAAGACAATGCCTATGGAAGCTGGTGCGTCTGATGGCGTTGCTCAGGGTAAGACCATGCGCGTGAACAACATCGTGATGCGCCTGCACGAAACTGGTCCGGGTCTTTGGTATGGTCCAAACTCCAGCACCATGGACGAATACCATGTGCGCCGCACCACCAACAACATGGACGAGCCTGTTCCGTTGTTTACTGGTGACACCGCGCTGCTGCCGTGGCCGGGTGAATATCAGCAGTCGCCGCAGATCACAATTGAGCATCGGCTCCCTCTACCGTGTACACTTGTGGCAGTCATGCCGCAGGTATTCACTTATGATCGTTAAACCTTGGGAAAAGGGAGACACTCATCGATTGTCTCTCCAATCAAATCAGACCTACCATGAAGAATCTCTCAACGAAGAGACTGATTTTTCTGAGCTGGCTGAACAAGGTTTGGCGTTGACATTTGAACACGATGGTGAGGTAATGATGATTGCCGGTCTCGCACCGCAGTGGAAAAACCGAGCAATCGCATGGACTTTGATTTCAAAGAACGCGGGTAGACACTTCGTCGAGCTGCATCGCTACGTTGACAACTTCTTGAACACATCCGACTTTGATCGGATCGAGTCAATGGTCGACGTGGGGTTTAAGGCAGGTCATCGTTGGATGGAAATGCTCGGGTTTGAGATCGAGGGTTACATGCGCAAGTACCGCCCAGATGGTGGTGACATGGTGCTCTACGCGAGGGTGAAACAATGAGTAGCTGGTTAAAACTTGGAGGCGCTGGGCTTGAAGCCAAGGGCGTTCTAGAAGAAGGTAAGGCAGCATATGACGCTGGCCAATACAACGCTGCAACATCCCGCACTCAGGGTGTTGTAGAGGAAAACCGCCGCCGCACAGTCGGTAAAAAAGAAATCAGCAAAACTCGCACAGGTGTTGCCAAATCGGGTATTACCTTTGAGGGCACACCCTTGAACGTGTTGGTTGAGTCGGCTGCCAATGTGGAAATTGACGCACTTAACGCACGTTGGTCTGGTGAGCAGCGTGCAAAAGCCGAAGAGTACAAAGGCTACTCGGCTTATAAAGCATCTCAGCTCAAAGCTACCGCCATTTTGGTCAAAGGTACTGCTGACTTTCTTGAATCAGGTGAAAAAGCAGCCGCTAAGGCTGGAGGATAAATCATGGCAAAACTACCGGTCTACGAACAACAAACACGCGCTGAAACACCAGTTGCTACTACTGAGAGCATGGGTGGAAGCATGGGTCGTGCAACTCAAGACATTGGTCGCACGCTGGCTGACATTGGTGAGACCATGCAGCGCCGTGAGAGCACCATCGACCGAGTTCAAAAGCTCAACACGTTTGACCAAGAAGCTGTCACCAGCCTCGAGGCTCTACAGTCCGACGAGAGTATTTCCTCCAAGTCGACTTTGGACAAGTACCAACAGACTCTGCGCCAACGTGGTGATGAGCTAGTTGCCAAGCACACAGGTTCTGGTGAGAGTCGTGCAGCACTTCGCGCACAAATCGAGAACCAGATCGGCCAGTACACCAAGTCTGCCATGGGTGCCCAGATCAAGGCGCAGCACAGCCTGATCGGTAAATCAATCGAGAAGTCTGCCAACGCCTTGGCTTTGACTGCGGGCATGGCCCCTGATCAGTACATCAACGCGCTGTCCCAATTCGACTCTGATCTGAGCCAGTTTGATGGTTCGATCCCCAAAGATTTGATGGACCAGTACCGCGAGTCTGGCCGTTCACAGATCGCCACAAACGCTGTCAACAGCTTGATCCAGAGCAGCCAGTACGACAGTGCCAAAGCGCTCATGTCAGACCCGACCATTGCCCCACTGCTCACCGCAGATGCAGGTCGTCAGTTCTCCATGAACATTGCTGTTGGCACTTACAAGAAAGAACAAGACATTGCTCGTCAAAACCAGAACGTGGCCAAGTACACCATGGCGCTGGGTCGCAACCTGACACCAGAAGAGCAGATCAAGGTGCGCATGTTGCCAGCCAAGAAGGACATGACAGTGGCTGATGAAATCATCCAGCTTGAGTTGGTTCAAGGTAAACCAGCCTCGCAGGCACAGGTCTCTGACATCCTTGGCGTCAAGGGTCAGTTTGGTGACAGCTTGCAGGGCCGTGCTCTCAACTACATCACAGACAACGCAACTCGCTATGCCAACGGCATGATGACCCCAGAAGAGCGCTTGAACTTCGAGGTGTCTTACAA